CACAACGTTCACAGCTTGCTGCTAGAGCACAGGCATTGAACGTAGCTGGTAGCTCAGGTGCAGCTGGTGGTCAGGCTTCTATTAGTTCACAACTAGGGGCTAACCTTGGCTTTGGTTCTCAGATGTCAGGTCTTAACCAACAGTACACAGGCTTAACAGCTCAAGCATCTGCTTTCTCAGGGCAAGCTGATCTATTTGGACAAGTAGCTGGTCTTGGTTTTGGATTAGCTGGTAGGTCAAAACAGATCGGTAACATCTCTCAGGAAATCTTTGGTTAAGAGAAAGACAATAAATGGTTAATCCCCTAACACTAGAAGACCAACTATTTAACGAGAGTTTTCTAGTTGATGAGGTTGATCCTACAGCTGAGGTAGAGGTACGTGACCCTACCAGTCAAGCTGAGCAGGACCGAGCACAGGAAATCTCTATTGGATCAGGCACCCCACTTGATCAGGTTCAGGCTGAGATCATGGCTGGTGATGCTAGCTCTGAGACAGCAGCTAAACTTAAGTCATCTAACTTTGATTACACAGCTGCTATTGACGAAGCCTTCAATGAAGGTACAAGCGTTGAGGACGTAGCTGAGCTAATCAAAGAACGTAGCTTGAAGGGTGAGGACATGTCACTGAGTGAGTATGCTCTCATTCAGAACCTTATGGTCAATGCTAACTCCCTTAACAGCTATGCTGCACGTACCATGTCTAACATGGACATCTGGGATAAGCTAGTTTCCAAGGAGATTGAGACCAACAACCAAGGTGCCCTATCTAAGATTGCTACCTTCCTTGATGTTAACGTCCTACGTGAGGTCACACTTGGTGCATTCGAGAATGTAACCTTCCGTTCTAACCGTGAAGGTGAAGAAATACGACAAGCCTTCAATACTTTGTCACCTGACGAGTTCACAGTATGGGCCAAGGAGTATATCGTCGAACGTAAGGACGAAGGTATCTTCTCACGTGACAGTATCTGGAACCTATACAAGACAGCTAACGATGCTACGTACCTAGGTGATGATCCTATGGCTGGCCTCAATGCTTTGTTCGGGGTAGCTGACATAGCAACCTTGGGTGCAACTAAAGTTGTGTCAGGTTCTGTCTCCGCAGCTAAGGCTGGTCTGACTCAGGGTGCTGACACAGTAGGTACCCTCCTATCTTTGTCAAAGGCTCGTAGGCCAGTGGACAAGGTAGCTGTACTAGGTGACGATGTAACAGCAGCTAATGTAATTACCAAGACTGTTGATGAGGTAGGCGTACAGGCTGACGAGGCCTCAGCTGGCCGTACAGGGCCTCAAGAGCTAGACCCTGTGCAAGGTCCACCAGCACGTCCATCAGGCGTTACAGTGCGTAATAACAGCCGTAAGAACACTATCGTAGAGAAGCTCGAAGAGATGAACCGTAGAGGTTCCTTCGGTGAGTACATACCACGTCCAACTATTGAACTTACAGCTACTAACATCGCAGAGAAGATTGCTAAGTCAACCAACAATGTAGTGGTAAACAGTAAACGAGTAATCGACGAAGGTTCAGAGGACTTCAAGGTTGTAGTTCGTATGGGTAAAGACGGTTCAGGTGCACCGTTTAGCCGTAAGATGGATGCTCAGGCTATTGCTGATGCTGACCCTAGCCTATCCGTTGTCAAACGTGAAGAAGGTCGTGGTTGGTTCGTTGAAGCTGAGGAACGTATTAACGTCTTAGGTCTACCAGAACAAGCTGAAGTGTTTAACAAGGGTGGTTTCGTTTCTGATGCCATCAACAAGGTCTTCGGTGCATCATCTATCCGTCTTGGTGACAAGCTAGGGGCTAAGTTCCTACAGGCTGAGGCTGGTCAGGCACTTATCGGTGAGACATTCAAGCCATACCAGAAGATTATCCGTAAGGTTAAAGGCAAAGAGCTAGACAACCTAGCTGATTTCTTTGAACAACTACGTGATGGTGATTTGTCACACATGCGTCTAGCTCCTGACAGCACTAGCTTCGAAAGCCTATACAAAACTATGTATGGTACTAAGCCTAACAAGGCCACAGTAGAAGCCTATGATGCACTACAGGACATCAACGATGCTTCATGGCACCTCAAGTCATCTGAACGTCTTAAACGTACAGTAGCTGAGGGTGGTGTTTACGCTGACTTCACAGATGACTTCGGTGATATTGTCTACCGTGTTGAAGGTAACAAGGTTAGTGTACCTGAGGATGAGTTAGTACTTGATTTACTTACTGGTCGTTCACTCAAGAAGGACCAACTAGGTTCTGACCAGACCGTATTCAAGGTACCTAACACACACTTAGACCACTTATTTGTCACTAACGTTAAGGCTACACGTGTACTTGAACGTGTTGACGTGATGCCATACAACGTTGGTGGTCCTCGTACCAATGCTGAGTTCCGTTGGTTCGTAGGTACAACTAGAGATCAGACACTGGCCTCAGGTAACACTATCTCAGGTGGCTTCAAGACAATGCTCGGTTCCTTCGGTAAGGAACAGGCTATGAAAGCTGTTGATGAACTTAACAACATCACAACTAAAGTCAAAGAACTTCTGCTTAACAACGGTGTTGGTGACATAGCTAACCTTAACCTTAGCAAAGCTGACTATGACGAACTTGGTGACGTTATCCGTGCTAACAACACATGGAACAAACACGTTACTGACCTAGAGGACTTACAGAAACTAGCTGATGACTATGGCTTTAGTTTCCGTGAGTCATTCGTAGGTAAGGCTCGTGACGAGAAGGTGTCAATACGTGAAGCAGGGGAAGATCCAGCTGCTGTAGGTACTACCTTCGGTGAGGTTGTTGGTCGTCGTCTAAACAGTAAACGTGGTGACACAGTACTCATGGAGTTCGGCGGTAAGAAAGCTACCAACGATAACCCTATGACAGCCATTGCTGACCAGTTCGGTTCAGAAACCTTTGGTTATGCTAACCGTGCAGCCTCACAGAATGCACTTGTTGGTTGGGTTAAGTTAGCTGAGAATGCTGAGGGTACCGTAACGTTCCCTGCTGGTGTACCTGAGAATGATTACCTTAACCGTTTCCTAGGTGCCAAGGTAACTAACACAGGTAAGTACAACGACTTGGCTGCACAGCTACGTGAGCAACAGGATGTTATCAAACGTCGTCTGAACCAATCCACATGGCTCAGTGACAAGTGGGACAGCTTCACAGCTACCGCTACTGAGGCTGTATTCGAGAAGACTGGCTTCAAGGCTGACTTCACTAAGTCAGACCCTAGCTCACAGCTGCTTAAAGTTGGCTTCTACTCGAAGTTTGGTTTCTTTAACCCTGACCAGTTTATGCTTCAAGGTATCCATGCCTTGACTATCGTGGGTATTTCACCTGTACAGGGTTCTAAAGCTCTAGGCTTGACAACACCAATAGCTATGATCAATAGCCTAGGTGACCCAGCTACTAGGGCTATGGCTATCAAACGTCTAGCTAAGGGTACAGGCTTAGATGAAGCTGAACTTAAAACTCTTATCCAGTATATCGACGAGAGTGGTCGTAACATTGTTGACAACCAAGTAATAGAACTTCAGGCACCAGCTAAGTTCGGTGCAGCTAGCACATTGAAAGGTAAAGCTGGTCAAGCTGTCAATACATTCCTTGATACATCAACCTTTTTCTTTAAAGAAGGTGAACGTATCTCTCGTACTACGGGTTTGATCACAGCATTCCTTGAGCACAGAGCTAAACGACCTAACATTGACCCTCTGTCAGCTGAAGGTAAGACATGGATCACTAACCGTGAACAAGACCTAACATTCCGTATGACATCTCAGTCACGTACCTTGGTACAGAGTGGCCCGATGCGTGTACCGACTCAGTGGTTGTCATTCTCTCTTCGTGCCATGGAGAATATCGTCATTGGTCGTAACTTCACAGCAGGTGAACGAGTACGTATGGGCCTTGTCATGGGACCGATGTTCGGTTTGACAGGCTTGGGTGCAGGTAAGATGACAGGCTATGTGGTTGAGCAGCTAGGTATGGACCCTCAGGACACAGAGACCATTAAGGTGCACAACCGTATCAAGTATGGTGTTATTGATGCAGTACTGTCTAACATGCTAGGCACAGAGACAGCATATGCTCAACGTGTAGCACCACTAGGTCAGATCCAAGACACATACAAGAAGCTATTCGAAGACGACCTTTTCACAACACTGTTAGGTCCATCAGGCGAAATCTTCGGTGACATCCTATCAGCTGCAGGTAGTGCAATTAAGGCTATGTTCGGTGGACGTACTGAGATGGTACGTGATGACTTGTCACAACTACTACGTAACTTGTCTACAGTTGACAAAGCTGTGAAGATACGTGAGCTAATTGAGACAGGTAATTACCGTAGCCGTACAGGTAGACTAGCTGTTGGTGGTTTAGACCCTCAGGCTGGTGCAGCTGTTCTGTTTGGTGCTACCCCAGCTCCTGTACAGAACTTCTATGACTACAACGAAATGTCCTACAAGGCTAATACAGCTAACAAAGAGTTGATCAAACATCTACGTGAGAAAGCTAACATAGCTAATACACTCTTGACAAATGGGGATCAGGCTGATATAGTACGGGGAACTAAACTTTGGACAGAAGTGACCGATGAACTTTGGGCTTCCTCCATGTCTAACCAACTAAAAGGTCAGGCACAGAGAAGTTTAATTAACGTTGCTGTTATCCCTGACATCATGAAGAATGCTATGCGCCTTGGCCTTGAGTACGACGCCCAGCTTCTACAACAACAAACAAATTAAGGATAGAACATGGCTGGATTTGCTGTAGATATTGGTGATGCAGGTGCTGCATTTGAACAGGGTGTCACAGCCCCAAGTGCAACTGAGGCTTCAGCTTCTGCTCAGGGCTTAAACATGATAGGTAAGGGTGTCTTCGGACTCCTTGATGACTATGCAGCTGCAACTAGGAAGACAGCACCCACTGAGGCTAGTGTTAACCGTGCTGGGTTTGCTTCTCTGTCTGAGTCCATACAGGGCACTAAGGGTATGAGTCCGTTACAACAACGTACAGCTGTTAACTCAGCCCTTGCTAGTCACTTCGCACAAGGCTTCGAGGTAGGTGAAGCTGAGTCCAAGATGATCAAGATGACAACAGGTATTGATGTTAACTACCTCAATGCTAACCCTCAGCAAGATGCAATTAACTCCACTATTGAGCAGCTACAAGAGAAACCAGCTTACCTATACCAAGCTGAAGCTGCTCTACGGGCTACTGGTCAACCGTTTACTCAAGAAGATGTGTATACTAATGCTATGGCAGCTGTACAGAAGAACGAGTCAGCAGCCTTGTATCTTGTCAACTCTAAAAACATTGCTGAGACAGAGTTCCTACAGACCTATGTTCCTCATGCTAACTCCTTGTTAGGTGACTTACGTTCCCTAGCCTTCTCAGCCCTTAAGATTGAGACAGAGGGTGGTAACGTACGTCCTGAACAACTCGTAGGTTTGAAAGCTGAACTAACTAAAGCTAAAGCTATCCTAGCTAAACCAGCTCTTGTGTCAGCTGAAGCATACCAAGGTATCCAGTCCCAAGTCGAAACACTTGAGGGTCTACTGACTACTATCATGTCATATGACCAAGACGTTATGACACAAGAGAAGGCTGATATTCTTGAGCCTATTACACAAGCACTCATGAACCAATCTCGTCAAATAGGTGAGACTGACCCAGTACTAGCTCAAGTTCTTTTGTCAGATAACCCACAGTTCTTGGCAACATATGCAGCTCAGAAGTACCCTGAGGTAATGAAAAACCTTAGCTCTATTAAGATTGAGGATACAGTGTACACTCCTCTTGACGGTGTACTTGAAACTCCTGACCCTGAATCTGGTGAGGCACCGTCTCTACATAACGACGAAGAGATTACACTAGCTACTGACCGTGATGCTAAAGGTCGTAACAGTGCTATCTCCTTTGCTACAAACCAACGTGTTCGCCTTAGCACTGTAGAGGGTATTAATGACCCTAAGCACCGTGACAACTTCTTAGCTGGTGTTGGTCAGGCTACAGTTAACATTTCTACGTCACCTGTTCTCATTCAACAAGGTACTCTAGATGAGATCTTCCATGATAGTGTGTTCGCTAAGCTTAAGGTTATCGACAAGCTCGACCCTGAGGCTGCTACACTGGCCCGTAACCAACTCAAAGATGCAGTTGAAGCACAGGCTAATATCTTTGCTACGACTATGAAAGGTACGTTCGAGGGTAGCCTGTTTAAAGTGACGGGTGTAGGTCGTGTAGAACTTAACACAGACGGTGTACAAATGCCTCCTGCTTGGACTGAAGGATTGGTCCAGAAGAAAGCTGATCAGTACTACGGTGGTAACATCTACAACATGTTCAAGGACCGAGGTAAGCAGCTTAGTGCATCTGAGCAAACAGAGCTACGAGGTAAAGGTTTCTCTGTCACATCTATGTCGACTAAGTACTCTGAGATCACCCGTTACAATGAGAAGTACAAGACGTACATTGGTTACTTCCGTAAGCTAGGTGGTGACACAAAAGGTATTGAAGCTTTGATACTTGAAGGTCAAGAGCAGATTGCTTCTGTCACGTCTGATGACCTAGCCCAAGTTGGTATCGAAGAAGGTGAGATCAAACGTACCGAATTAGGTAAACAAGGATCAACTCCAGCAACAGCATTCGTTGTAAACACTAGGGAGGAAGTTAATGAAGTACCTATTGGCAGTTTCTTTATCAATCCTTCTAATGGAGCTATTATCCGCAAGACAAGAGCAGGTAACTGATATGCAAGAATTACTTGACTTGTCTGACTACGGTGAGGTTGTTGAGGTCCCTTCTATTCAAGCTGACCCAGATAATCCTGAGGCTTTTGGTGGACTACCTAAACAAGGTGACACAGGTGATAAGGTTCAAAGGGTTCAACAGGCTCTAGCTGACAGGAACATCGTCTCAGTAGGTGAAGTTGATGGTGCTTTCGGAAACAAGACATCCCTAGGTATCCAAGAGTTTCAAGAACAGGTTGGTCTACCTCGTACAGGGGTACTTGACCAAGGCACGTACACACAGTTACTGGACTTAGCCCCAAGCTTTGATGAAGCAGGTAAGACTGAGGCAGCACCTGTAAAGAAACCTGAAGCTTTAGACTTTTCCTCCTTTGGTGAGGTGGTGAGTGTCCCTGCTGGTGAGGCAACTACAGAAAGTTCCAACCTCCTTGACTTTATCGGCAAGGGAGAAGGTGGTTATGACTCAGCAAACAGAGGTACTATTGGTGGTAACGTAGTAGGTAGTCAACGAACTGCCACTCGTGGCGGTAAGAAAGTATCTGAGCTAACTGTAGCTGAGATCAAGAAGTACCAAAGCATCACTGACCCTAACAACAAAGACAGACTATTCACAGTAGGCAAATACCAAGCTATTCCTGACACGTTTAACCAAGCTGTCAAGGGCCTCGGTCTTTCGGATGACACAGTGTTCACACCTGAGGTTCAGGAGCAAGTAGGCTTGTACCTTGTTTCAGAGAAGAGACCTAAGGTTGGTCAGTTCATTAGAGGTGAAGGTAACATATCCTCTGACACAGCCATGATTGAACTAGCCAGAGAGTTTGCTTCGATCCCTGTACCTACTGCGATAGCTAAAGGTACCTACGGTAAATGGCCCAAGACTAACTTGGTTGCTGGTGATTCTTTCTACAAGAACCCTAAAGCTTCCAAAGGGAATAAGGCTCAACACACTGTAGAAGAAACACGTGCAGTTCTTGAGGCAGCTAAGCAATGAGACTTGCAGTCCTTATAACCGTAACACTCTTCCTTGGTGGGTGCCTCAATCCTTTGTCATTACTTGGTGGTGGTGGTCCTAACGTAGCTGCTAACGTACAGGCAGGTGCTGAGAACAACCAGACAGGTGCTCAGGTAGGTGACATCATCAAAGCTGAGACAGTGAACTCAGGGGTGGCTCCCAGTGGCCCTGTGGACAAGCTGACAGTGATGAACCAAGACATACCCATGTGGGTCATCCTTCTTCTTATCTTGGGATGGGTACTACCGTCCCCTCAAGAGATCTGGAGAGGCTTCTTGAAAACAATAACACTAGGTAGGTACAGAGGATGACAGGACTAAAGTCAACGTACATACAGGTAGCCTCAGCTAATGGCCCTGCCCAGATGCTTACATACGGTTTCTGGGGGATCATCGTTGCTGGTATGTTCTACGGTGTTGACCCTTCATGTTTCCCTGACTGGATGATTTTAGCTTGGGGTATTACCAGTGCCATTGTCATTCCTGTTACTATCTGGGGAAGCAAAGAACTTCTCAAGTTTACCTTGTTGTTTGATACTGTATTCTCAGCTTACATCCTGACACTCTTGATGATGCACAACCCTCACCCACCTGACGCAGTGTACTACATTAACGCAGCCTATGGTTTCGAAGAGGCTAGTAGAAGTGTCATGATGTCGCATGATGTGTCTGAATGGTTTCATGGGGTAGCCCTACTCTGGATGTCCTTTCATTCAATCTACCTAGCTAACCTAACACACCGTCAAATACTAGAAAAGAAAAGGTTTGGTTAATGGAGTACCAAGAGTTTCTACCTATCGTCATAGCTCTTGTAGGCTCGGCTGGCCTATGGGGTTTCCTGTCACAGAAAGCTAAATTAAATCATGAAAGATCTATGAAGGATGAGGCTACTGTGGCTCAGTTTAACGACACATTAAAGACCCAAGTAGACCGCCTTGCTGACAAGTTAGATCGTCTAACAGAAGACAAAGAGAAGTTGTTGCTTGAGATGTCAGACATGAAGGCAGCATTGGCTGAAGCTAATGTAACCATCAAACATCTAGAAGAAATGTTAAGGGCACGGTAATGGCTAAAGAAAAAGACTCAAGACTAAAGAACGCAGGGGTGTCAGGCTACAACAAGCCTAAGGCTACCCCTAGTCACAAGACTAAGTCACACGTTGTTGTAGCTAAGGTCGGTGACAAAGTTAAGACTATTCGTTTTGGTCAACAGGGTGCCAAGGGTAGTCCTGATGGATCTAAACGTAACGAAGCATTCAAGGCACGTCATGCTAAGAACATCGCCAAGGGTAAGATGTCAGCTGCTTACTGGGCTAACAAGGTGAAGTGGTAAGGAGATAGATATGCCAGTTAAGAACGGTAAGAAGAAACCAATCAAGAAGAAATAAAGTTAAAGCCCCAAGGAGAAATCCAAGGGGCTTTTCTTTTACTCTCCTTCCATCTCTTGGATGAGACGGTCTAGGTACCACTGTGCCTTACGTAGGTCTTGCAGTGGCTTTTCTTTGTATCGGTAACGGTGCAGGTATTTCTTGGCGTTACCCTCTAGGTAGCCCATGAACATGACAGGGTCCATGTTGTCCTTCATGTAGTCGATACATTCGATCTCACCATTACCGTAGTGTGGTGGTTGGTTAATGTTGTCAACCTCCTCATGGTAGTCGTCATACTCGTGCTGCTTAGTCATCTTGGGGTGCTCCAACTGTTTATCTAGGTCCCACTTAGCCATCTTATAGTTTCTCCTTCATGAATACTTTAACCCACTGAGCACAGATGTCACTACGAACAATGTCATCAACACCAAACTCAATGATCGGTACAGGTAGTAGGTGCTTCTTAGCAAGGTGAATAACCTTTGACAACCCATCAGCTTCTTTTAAGTCTGACTGTTGTACGTCACCGTTAAGCACAATGGTTGACCCCTCACCCACCCTTGTCAACAGCATCTTGAGTTCGTGTGTGGTAATGTTCTGTGTCTCATCAACGATGATGAATGCTTGCTCAAAGGAACGACCACGCATCAGGGCTAGTGGTGCCATCTCAATGTTACCTAGCTTGATGGCTGTCTCAACGGTACCTTTACCTAGGTGCTTCTCTAGTACGTCAAGCACAGGTAAGGCCCATGGCATTGTCTTCTCTTGGAGGTCACCCTTAAGGAAACCTAACTCCTTACCTACAGCTACGTGAGGACGAGTGATAACGATCTTGTCAATCTGTTTAGCTGAGTACTGTTTAGCTGCATAGGTAGCTGTGACATATGTCTTACCTGTACCAGCTGGGCCTAGAACAAACACCTGACTGAAACTATTCAGTGCCTCAATGAAGTCCTTTTGCTTAGGGGTACGAGGGATCAACTCAACGGGTGGCTTCTTAGATGCACCCTTGTATGTGGTGCTACGGCGTGGATCTTGTTTCTTCTTGGGTTGTTGTTGTACCATTATAGTTTTACCAACTCTGCTTCTGTGAAGGGGATGTGGAAGAACTTCTCGCCTTTAGCTATGTACCTACCCTGAGCACCCTTAAGGCCCTCCTGAGTAAGTTGTGTGTCCTTGATACGCCATGCCTGTTTGAAGTCAGGACGAAAGATGTAGAAGTTAAGGACGCTGAACAGATCAGCTTGTGCATGTTTGTCGAGTAGACGTTGCTTACGTTCAGGTAGCCTGATCTCTTTCCAATTAGTATTCCAGTCACCCTTCCATGCTGTCTTAACCTCAGCCTCATTGAAGTACGTAAAGCCAGCCTTCTGAGATACAACATCAACGTTATAGTTCTCTTCGTTAGAGACAATCGTATGACCTTTACTTTCAAGGTATGACACAAGTGCCTCACGGGCTGGCTTGTCGTAGGCTTCGTATAGGCTACGGCTAAACGGTTTACGTACTGGCTTCACGCTTGGTTACCTCCGATGAATCCCATCAAAGACTCCAAGTCACGGTAACCACCAATAAGCTTACCATCTGTAGCAAAGACTTGGGGCACTGTCTTGATGTCGGCTTCCTTCATGAGAGATAGAACCCACTTACTTGAAGCCTCTTCTACGTTGTACGTTACATAACGGATACCAGCCTTGTCCAACATAAGCTTAGCTTTGTCACAGTACTTGCAGTTATAACGGGTAATCATCGTGTACATTTGTTGGTCCTTTCAAAACCACCACCCCAGCTTAGCACCGTTGTGGATTATGATCATAAAGCAGGTGGCCACATGGACCACCCACCAGAATGTGCGAATGATGGCTACTATGTCAGCTTGCGCATCCGTTTCACCTACTTTCTCACCTAAGCTTTTAGCCCAGATGCGCCACATTAGACAAGATCTACGATCTCACATGAGTCACCAGAACAAGCTAGGGTCTGGCTACCTGATGTGTTGTCTTCACTTTCATACTCCGAAAGCTTTGTCCAGTCAATAGACTTAGGCATAACTGATTTAAGCATGTCGTAGTCTGACTTACCACAGTCTTGGTAGGGTGCCTGTTGGTACGTGTGTTCATTGAACGGTAGGAATGACACACCTGACATCTCATCGAAGTGTTTGTATACGAAGGCACCAACCTCTAACCACTCCTCTGACTTAACATTGATAGTGACAGATGGTTTGTGTTCACACCAGTTACGTTGGTACATCAACCACATCTCTAGCTGTTCGATAGCTGTCATGTCCTTGGTACATACAGCCCCATCAGGTGCCTTCATAGGGAAGCTAAACACTGTAGTCTGGTCAGGCTTGAAAGCATCAGGTTCGTTAGGAATACCTTGGTCCTTCATGAACTGGGTGAGAGGATCTTTGTTGTCACCTCTGACGGTGCGGATATAGTAGGGGGAGTGACGGGCGTGGATTCCAGATGCACTGTCAACCAACTGTGAAACAGTCCCACTAGGCTTAACACAGCTAATAGCAGCAGCAACAGGGATACCGAGACGGTCAGCCCATTCCGCATTGGTAGCCACAGCAACTTCTTTAAGGTGAGCAAGGGTCTTATCCAATCCTTTGTTCTTGAGTGTCATCAGTGGGTTGTCCATGATACCAGTTAGTGACACACCGAGTAGACGTTCTTCTTCTGTGTTGTCTGTCCACTGCTTACGCAAGTATGGGAACTTAGTAAAGCTAGACTGGATCGTACCCAAGATTGTAGCCAACCGTACCTTCTCTGATAGTGTCTCAATTGTGTCAGTAGCTCGTACTACACACTCTGTAAGGTTGCAGAACTGGCTTGGGCGGAGGATGATCTCGCTGCACGGATTAGTTCCGAACTCATAGTCAGCATCACGACGACCATTCAAGGCTGCTTGTTTCTTAGATGCTTCACGGTTAAAGATACCACGTTCACCTGAGCCTGACTCAACCAGTGCTAACCATTCTTTCATGAAGGATAGGTTGTCTGGCTTCTCGGTGTATGACACAGAGTTGTTAGCCAATGCACGTTGCGGGTTGTTCTCCCACCATGCACCTGACTTAGCTGAACGCATACGGTTATCTGACAGGTTAGACAAAGAGATCATAGCTGAACGGCGTACACCACCAACAACAACTACTTCACCGATCTTACACATGATGTCGTGACACTCAACGGATGACAACTTACGGCCAGCTGCCTTCTTGAATGTAGCAATGGTGAAGTTAAAGAGATCAACCAATGGTGCTGGCCCAGAGGCACGACCACCGAATGTCTTAAGGGGTGCACCAGCAGGGCGTACCTTAGACACATCCCACGTAGGGATCTCACCACTGTACAGGAGTGCAATCAATTGACGCAGAGACTTAGCCCAACCTTCCTTACTGTCCTTGACAACGATGTTAGTCTCACTGTCAAACAACTCAGGGACTTCGGGGAGCTTAGAGATGGACTGACGCTCGACACTGAAGCCAACACCTGTACCGCAGAGGAGGATGAACATAGCCTCATCGAAGGACTTAAGGTCATCTACGGCTAGGTAACTACAGTTGTACATACATGTGTTGTCACGTTCAGCAGCTGCACCAGCTGTCATTAGGGAACGCATAGATGGCATAACCTCAAGGCCAAGGATGGCTTGCTCTAGGTCATACTTAGTCTTTGGGTCAACCATGTCACGGATAACGTTCACTGAGAAACGTGTGACGGTATCGTCCCATGACTCACGACCTTGACCCTCATGGTACTTAGCATACCGTGACTTGTGAATGAATGATTGATAGTCTGTTGGTAGTTGGTTGCTCATTTAATTTCTCTTCCTCGGTTATCTTTGTCTTCTTTGAGCCAGACCATT